CGATGCGGTTGAAACAGTGGGGTGGCTGAGGGGATTCGAACCCCCGACCACCGGAATCACAATCCGGTACTCTAACCAACTGAGCTACAGCCACCACTGAAACATTGCTTCACCGCCGATGCTGCTGGCGCTGGAGCCTGATACGTTGCCCGAGGACCCTCACCGAAGTTCGTGTCCGCCGAAGCGAGTCCGACATTCTGGTGGAGTCGTCGTGCTTTTGCAAGCACTTCTTCACATCCGCCAGCGTTGCCCTGATGTCGTGCCGATGGCGCGCCCGACAGGAATCGAACCTGTAACCGCCGGCTTAGAAGTCTGCCTGACTGTGGAACCGAATCAAAGACTTGCATAGAACTCATTTCTGGAGCAGGCAGGCCGTAGCCCTTGGGCAGCAAGGGGGTAGTACGGAGTTTTCTGGAGGCATGGCGCTCAAACAGTCGGGCGAAGCTGGCCACGTGCCGCCCTCACCCACGCCTTCATTGGATCCCGCGCCCTGGGCTTTGTCACCGCCGGCGGCCGGATCGGCTCCAGCGCCGCTGCCACCCGCGCGGACGCGGTCGCAGCGGCCTCGTCCAAGCGCTGGGCCTGCTGCAGCTGCTCGCGGGTAGGCGGGAGGCCTGGGAGCGGCGGCGCCGGTAGGACTGGGGTGCTGTCGGTCAGCCGAGCAACCGCCTCGCGCAGCGGCAGGCTTGGGTAGAGCCTGGCCGCGCACCAGCGCTCGGCGAAGCGCTTGCCCTGCCGCACACTGGCGACCCTCGCCTCCTTCACCTGCCACATCTTCTGGCCTTCCATCCATAGGCGCAGGCCTGGCCGGCCATCGGGGGCAACGCTGGCCGTCTCGCGGCCGTTGTACCAGAGCGCCCAGCGCTCACCCGTTTGGACCCATCCAGAGGGGATAGGGGCGGTGCGGAAGCCTTGGTAGCCATGCGAGGGAAGCATGGCCAGAAGGATACGGCCGGCGGTCGCAGATCCTGCGAACACGGCGGGCGTCTACCGACGGCGTCCACGTCGTGCCGAAGCGCCCCACCCTAGTCTCAGCTGAGGCGATTGGCCCTTGCTACGGTGCGGCTCCCCAAGCCCTCTGGAATAGGACATGAGTGACGAAACCTTAGTAACCGGTAGATTCGTAGGCGACGACACATCATCCACACTGACCCTCAGTGTGGGCGACGATGTTCAGGTAACGGTGATTCTGAACAAGCCCGGAAATCAAGGCAGCCAACGCGAGATCCGGCGCGAGGCAGCGATCAAGGCCGTCGAGCTGCTGCTGTTCGAAGCCAATCGCGGCCCCATTTAACCGGCTCAGCAGAAGGTGTGCTGATCCAAGTCACCTAAAGCAAAGGGGTCGAGCCTGACTCGAATATGTGTCGGCACGGCGCTGCTCATTCGACTCCGCGTTGAGCGGCCTGTAGCCCCGGATCCAGAAACGCTCGAGTGCTGCCGCTGGAATGAATCCACTAACTAATAGCGCCTCTAATTCCAACTTGACTTGCATAGGTGCGCCCCCACTACAAAGCACGGTTCATGTGAACCATAGGGGGTTAAACGAATGATCAAGTTCTACACCAAGAAGCCGAACGCCCTTCTTCAAGCTTTTGAGGCAAAGATCAAAAAGGGTAGCAGCGAAGGGGGCATATCCGGCTGGAAGAAGAGCGACTCCGGCGACTTCACCCATGTCGCCGACCGATCCAAGGGCGTAGCCAGCTTTGCGGCAAAAGTGGTTACTCCGGAAGGATCTGAAGCCTACCTGCAGTTCATTCTTAGCTGGGGCAAGGACAACGCCCAAGCAGACATTGACTACGCGTTCAAGGAGATGACCGGTAACTTGCTTGCAACTTTCATAGACCACTTTTCCGGAGACTTCTCTAAAGCGGTCTACTCAGATGGTCGCGAAGACTAGTAAGCAATCTGATAGTGGGGATCGAAATTACCTATGACGGCAGCCCCTCCTAGCTCGACGGAGCGACAGGGACGCGGCCAATGCCAGGTGCTGAGATCTCCACTGTTGCGGCACTGCCCGGGTGCTTGCCGTCGCCCGGGCAGTGCCCTGTTTCGTTAGACGGTCAGTTCGTATAGCGGGAGGTTGGGCGCGGCCTCGACCAGCCGACCACCGCGAACCCACACGTTGTAGGGCAGCGCCAGTGCCAGCTGCCCAAAGGCGCGCATCTGCACGCCGTCATAGGTGGTGAGCGTGCTGGTGCCATCACTGTTGTGCGCCGTGACGGTCGCAAGCAGCCGCGGGCTGCTGCCAACCAGGTCGCCAAATTGATCCCACAGGTCAGTCCGCATCGGTGTAGTGCCTCTCCAGGGTGGCGGTTTGCTCGATTACGACGGCCTGTGCGTCCACGGCGACCTCGATGCGCAGCGATTCGCACTGGCCGTGCCAGTTCCCCTCGCCACTGGATACCTCGACCAGGTCCAGCGGCAAAACCAGGCCGATCTCGCCAGGACGCAACGGCTGGGCGAACAGCGGGACCGTCAGCTCCACGCCGGCCTGCTCACCGCGATCACACAGAATGTTCCGGCCCCGCTCAGCGCCAGCTGCTGGCACCGTGATCAGCGGGCTGCTGACCTGCGGGGCGTACAGGCGCCCTTCCTCCCCCGCCTTGCGGACCCTGCAGGTGACGCCCTTGCCGGCCAGCTCGCCGGTTACCACCACGGCGTCGTACAGCGGCGCGCTACGCATCTGCAGGCTTTCGGTAAGCACGATGTCCTCCTGCAGCACGTGGCCGGGCTGAGTGTCGCGCCACAGCCAAGGGCTGACCGGGTACGCTGCGCGGACGCGCAAAGCCAGCGCAGCAGGATCCGATTGCACCACGCCGCCGCTGGCCTCGGCCAACGCACTGATCGCGTCCAGCGGCGTGCTGGCGTCGTAGAACCACGCGCCACCGGGAACATTCCAGTCGACCGTGTCGTACTGGCTGGTAAACCCGGTATCGGCCAGCTCTTCGGCCACCAGCTGCGCCATGCTGCGGTCGTCGGTCGTAGCCTTCACCCTGGCCGGCGCGTACGGCGCGGCGAGCAGCGCGGTACGGGAGCGGCCACTAAGGCGAACCCCACCCCCGTTGAACTCCCGCTGTTTCTGGAAGCTCTCGATGATGCCCGTCCACAAGTAACCGTTGAGGTTGATCTCGAACTGTCTGGGCCCAGCCACCGTAGGCTTGAGCAGATCCAGCTGCTCCGGATCGGCCAGCTCGATATCGAAGGTCCAGCCCCAGGCGCTACGACTGGAACTGAGCGACAGGCGGGTCACTTCAATCGGAGTCCGATCCGGCAGGCGGACGAAGGAAACAGCGTTGATCACGACATAGGTCCTACGTTGGGGGCGCACCAGGTAGCACGCCGAGGTTCCAAGGTTGAGCGGCGCCAGGCCAGGTACCCCAACCATCGCGCAACCGAGGCTGAGCGGGACCGAGTGCCCTGGAGGAAACTGGGGCTCGGGATCCGGATCGGGATCAGGCTTGACGGGAGGGCGAACGCCCCACTGCAGCGGTCGTGCGCTTCCCCACGGAAGGCGGGCCATGCGCCTGGCTTGTCTCTGGTTTACCCAGCGGCTTCCCCAAATGCCCTCCACCCGACTCGGCTTGCCGTGCCACGACAGTGCGGCCCCCACATAGGTGGCCACGCCATGGGCCCAGGAGACATCCGCGCCAGCACTCAGTGCCCGAAGCAATGAGGACCAATCAACCGACAGCGACTGGGCCAGGCGAGGCAGGCTATGCCATCGGAGAGATGTGCTGGCCGCAGTGCCAGCACTCTTGCCCCAGCGCAGGCCCAGCCAGCCCTGCAGGTGGGGCGCCATCCCCCATGCCACAACGCCCTGCAAATCAAGGCGCTTCGTCCCACCCCAAGGAACGAGTTTCTGGACCCGAACAATGGGCGCCGTATCCCAGCCGACAGCAACAAGCGACCGCGTCGCTCCGGCTTCGCCCCACCGAAGGCTCGCAGCTGTGGTGAGCCCGCGAACTACCGGCTCGACCGGGGTTTCGTCCCAGTCGACCCCCAGGTTGAGCGGCAAGAAGCCGCCACTTCCCTGGAATCTGGAACCGAGGTTGAGCCCGGTAAATTCGGCCGAACCCCGCGCCATCAGGTGCCCAGCTGCGCGGGCACTATCCAGTCCTGGATAGCGGAGTTAACGCTGCCGGCCAAGTCGACGCCGATGACCCGATAGCGCTTGGACCGGTCGATGCCGCTCAGTCGCCAGGTGCCATCGTGCCCGCTGAGCACGGACCCCAGATAAACAAGGTGCGCAGCGTCATGCATGGTGTAGACCTGTACCAGCACACGCTTTGGCTCGTTGAGAATTTTGGCGCGGCCGTCATCGTCACCGGAGGGCGGGTTGCCCCCAAGGTATCCGTCGCCACCATGCAGCGCCCAGTCTCGGAAGAAAGTGCCGTAGATCATTTCCAGGGCGCGTCCAGTCGGAAGAGAACCTGCCCGTCTCGGTCTGCAGTGTCGGGCTCGGCCACGTTGTAGTTGACCACCAGCCACTGGCCCAGACCAATGCCCTCGATGTACTGGACGATTCCGTTGACGGGGTGCGGTCGAGCATGCAGCGGCACCAGGACGCCCGGCAGCTTTCCCCGGAGCGCATGCGACGCTTCGCGCAGCATCGCCTCAATGTAGTTGAAACCACCATGGGCCGGATCTGGACCGACACGGTACACCCCAGAGCCGTAAGATCGATTCCCGCTGCCGCCCGTGGGATTGACCCCGCACGTCGCAATCCGGCCGGAGGCGCCCTGTCCGTCGCTGTAACTCCGCATGACGAAGCCGCCGGCAATATAGGATTGAGTCCGCTGACTTGATCCGTCGACGATGAATTCAAGAGGCGAGGCGAAGAAGAGACTGCACACATCATCGTTCCAGCTGCCGCTGAAGCTACTGAGATTGCTCGAGCCAAACGTGACGAAGGGAAAGGCATCGCCGGAAACCGAGCTGACGATGTCGCCGTAGTAGTAGGCGCCCATGGCGTTGTTCCACTGCCCCCATGCGGTGAACAGGTAGAAGCCGATGTCCGTGGCGATCACCATCCAAGCGCGGGCGCCAGAGGTCGTATCTGGCGACTTTGCGATCAGCGAGCCACGCGGCTGCATGGCTGGGTTCGGTGTCGGGTTCGCGCCCGTATCAATGTCGCTCATTGCGCTGTAGGCCCAAGCCTGAGCAAGGCGCCCGGTGTTCAACGTCTCTGCGGAGGCATCGTCGCGAACGCGCAGATAGGCACCGGATCCGTTGACGGCGCTATTGCGGTACACATGCACTCCCGCATTGGAATAAGGCCGCGTCCAGCCAGCACCAGGCTTTGTGGTCTGCCCGGTTCCATAGCCAGTGACCAGAACCGCATGCAGCAGCGCGATCAATGATCCGGCCTGTCCGTTCAGCAAGGGCGCACCCGGATCCGTACTGCGGTATACGGTAGGAATCAAGCTCACTGGGCACCTCCAGCCACGTTGCCAACCACCATCAATCGGGTGGAATCAGTCGCCCCCTCCGGCGTACCGGGTAGGGTCGTGCGAACCATCCACACCGGCGCCAAGCCGCCGATTGTGTTGAACCGCACCACGTTGTTGGTTGACCAGCCCGCGCCCCAACCGCTTGCCAGCGCACGGAAGTACGGCCTGGCGGTGCGGGGGTTGAGCGGGGCGAGGTCGGTCGTGGTACTGCCGGTGGCGATCACGCCGACCGTCTCACCAATCACCTCGAAGTTTGTCGCGCTGGTAAAGCGGATCGCCCAACGCTCGGTAATCGCGTCACTGTTGGTCACCTCCAGCGGGTAGTCCGTGTCGTTGTAGGTGCCCGGCGCCGCGCTGCCAATCGGGGCATTGCTCCAGCCCCCCGTCCACGCCGCCTGGTCAAAAAGGCTCTCTACACGCGCCTGCAGGTCGAGTGAACCATTGGCCTCACCCAGACGAAGCGCCGTGCTGATCATCGCCTCCCCAAGGGGATAGTCATGGGTGAGGCCCGTATTGATCTCGATCTCACCCGTGATCTGAGGTTGCACAACCAACCGGCGGTCCTCAACCCGCTCGCTGATGATGATCGGCAGCGTGTACGCGGCCAGGTTGAGAGGATCACTGAACGTCAGGCTTCCTGCGTCCATATCGACCGTGTACCACGCGCTTTCAACCGGCTTGCCGGCCGCATCGCGAACTTCCACGCCTGCGACCCGGGTGCGGCCGAACGCGACCACTTGACCTGCCTGAGGCGTGCTGATGCTGTGCTTGGCGGTGTGGTGGATCAGCACCGTCTGACCGGCCTTGAACGCCGGTACCCGACCATCGCTGGGCAGGCGGACTGAGGACAGGCCGATCACGACTTCGGAAAGCGGGATGGACCGGTACACCACCGCCCCCATGTAGATCGACCCTGCCAGCACCAGGGCCGGGCGCCACACCTTGTCGCCCTCCACCTGGCCCGGGTCGAACCACGGCTGCCCCTCATTGCCTGCCACCGGCACCAGCTGGCCGAACTGCACCTTGGCAACGCCGCTCTCCCAATCAACCGATCCGCGCATCTGCGCGCCGGAAATGGTGCCGTTGATGTCAGCGGTGGCGGTGATCAGCTCGCCATCGAGCCGGTTGGCCCGCAGGGTGAACATACCCGGCCGCAGTGGCGAGCCAGGTGCGCGGAAGAAGCTGTTTGCCACGCCCGGGTCCGCAATGCGCGTCAGCAACGACTGCACCTGCACGCCATTGGCACCACCGGCCAGCCACTGGACCAGGTTGACCACGCCCGAGGTGTAGTCGATCGTGCCGGCGTAGACACCTGCCCCGGTCAGCGGGTCCACCGTGTGGTAAACGCCGCCACTGCGGTCCACGTACGTACGCCCCCGGAAGGTGAAGCGGACGCTGCCCGGAACGATGCTGTCGCTGATGGTCGGCGTCAGCTGCAGCATCACGGGGGGCAACTGGAAGGTCTCTTCAGCCGGTTGGGTGGTCGCGCCGGCCAGCATCCATCCGACCGACACGATGGTGCCGGCGGAGAACTGCGCCAGCACGTCCACGCGGTCATAGCCAACCACCTTGAGCCTGCCCGACCGCACTTCATACTTGGGGTAGGACACCTGGTGGACCATGAACTTGCCCGCCTGCAGCGTGACCGCCGCGGTGTTGTAGTTGATCGAGCCGAGAACCGTGTTGGACGTCGCATCGCCCACCGACACGGCCACCACGTTGCCATTCCCGTCATCCCTGGCGATCACACGCATGGGCTGGGGCGCGGACGTCAGGTCGAAGGCATCACGCATCACGCTGACCACCCAATCCAGCATCAGCGAGCCCGGGCGCACCGGACCCTGCGGCAGCACGAAGGACACCACGCCATTGCCGTCCGGCACCGGCTGCGGGGCCGCATTCAGCGGCTCGCCCCAGTCGTAGGTCACAGCGCCCTGGCTGTTCGCGTCCGGCAGCGTCTCCAGCCGTAGCGTGCATTCACCCGTTGCGTAGGAGATCGTCCCGCGCACCTGGCCGGCAACGAGCAGCCCACCCACTCCGTTGTCGACCACTCCCACGTCGCTGCCGGCCACCCGCAGGGTAAGGCGGACGCTACCCGGCACCGCCGCGCCCTGCCCCAGCAGGAAGTGCAGCGCCGGCGCCTGGATATTCGCATCGCCCGTACGCGCCTCAGCGATGATCGTCGTACCCCACGCCTTGATCACGCTGCTGTCCAGGTCAGGCAGCGCCCCCGTAGTCAGCACCAACGCGCCGGTGGTGTAGTTGATCGTGCCGCTGCCCTGCCCCGGCTTGCCCACCAACTGGCCCCGACCGTTGTCGGTGAGCCGATACCAGCGCCCGAGTGCCCGATAGTCCACCACCACAGTGCCCGGGGCTGGCAACGGCTCAAGCTGGGACAGCCAGACCATGCCCTGGTTGTTCTGGGTCACCGTGGTTTCATCGGTAAAACCCTGCATCGGAATGGTGCCAGCCGGGGTGGCGGTAATGCTCACGCTGGTGCCACCGGCGCCGGTCGCGTGCGAGATGGACACCACACCCGCCTGGTAGTCCACGGTCCCGCTCCACGGGGTGACGGCCACCGAGGCCAACCCGCCCGAGCCGTCATCGCTCAGCTCCACGCTACCCACCAGCACCTTGACGCTGCCCACGGCCATGCCGGTGCCAAAGAACCGCGTGACCGGAACACCGGCAGTGAACGCGCTGTTGAAGCTCAACCCCAGGCTGTTGGCGGGACCGGACGGGATGTGGCTCAGCGTTCCCATGCCGGCCAGCACGTCGCTCACCGGCGTTTCTGCGGTCGATGTGGGAACGATGGGCACGTACGGCGTATCGATCTGCACGGACAGGTCACCCGGCTTGCCGGCGGCGGTCAGCCGCTTCACGCTGTGGTAGCTGTTCGCGTCGACTACGTTGGTCTCATAAACACGGGTCGCGGGCTTGGTCGCCGAGTAGCGGATCACTTCCTGACCGTAAAAGTTCAGCAGCAGGGCGTTGACCAGCTCGATCACCAGCACATCGCGATCAAACGCGCCCTGATCATCGGTGAAGCTCCGGGTGGTCCTGGACAGCACGCTTTTCACCCGCACGTACTGCTCGCCCGGATCTTTGCCGGACGATGCCAGCGTCAGCAGGCTGAGGTTGTCGTTGATGTCGGGGCTGGGGGCATCCTTGGTCGTGTAGACCTGGATGGTCATCTGGCCCACGAACTGATCGCCCAGCAGGATGAAGCGCGATTCGGTGCCGCGGGTGATGTAGCTCTCCACCCGGTTTTTCGCATCCAGGCGAACGTCGCTATACGAGCCGGTAGCGAACATGCTCACGGTGACGCGCGGATCCGCCGGCGGATCGATCAGCACCGCGATGGCGTCCTTCAAAACGTCCGGCCCGGGAGTATCCACGTGCACGAACATCTTGCGCAGCGTGGAGCGGCCAGTGGTCCGTTCTTCGTCGCCGATGTCCGGGAACAGGTTGTTCATCGCGCCGTCGATGATCTCGGCCTGGACCATGCGGCCACCGCCATCGGGGTTGTCGGTGAGGCGCTGCGACTGCCGCATTTTGATGTCAGTTGCGAGGATCGTCATTGTTTAGACCGTCATGAGGCGAAGGGTGATGGAGAAGTAGTCCTGGTCGATGGCCGGGGTGGCGAACCGCAAGGGGTCCGCCTCAATCGCTGCGCCTTCCGTCCGGCGCCATCGCACCTGGAAGGTCCGCTCGCCACCGTTGTGTGCCGGCAGCACCAGCTCCAGGGACGCCAGCTGCAAGGTCGATTCGCTGGCCTGCAGCGCACGCAGAATGGGAAGGGAAACCACACCGACGTAGGCACCGCCATCGCGCGTGCTCTGCAGCGTGATCGGCCGACCGGCCTGGCGCTTGGACTCCTGCACGACCAGCGCGCCGGTAAGCGTGGTTCGGACCTGCTGACCCACCTGCCAACCGGTGAATTCGTCGGTCCACTGCAGATCGGCCGGAAGCTCAATGCCGGCGAGCGTGATGCGCGTCATGCCCGCCTCCCACGCACCGATACAGCCCTGCTCTGTTCCACCTTGCGCAACACCGCTGGCGCCACCAGGCCGACGATACGCTCGGCGAACTGCTTTTCCTCGGCAGTAGCAGCGGCCATCACTTCCCTGCTGGGCGTGCGCCAGTCGATCACCAGCACTTCTTCCTTGCCAGCGCCCCCGCCGATACGCGCCCGGTCCGTCTGGGCCTGCGCCTCGGCCTCGGCTTGGACCGCCTTGAGGCGATCCTGTGCGGCCTTCAATGCGGCAGCGTCCTGCTCTGCGCGTTGGCGTGCAATGCCGGCCTGCAGCTGCGCAACCTCGTTCAGCTCGCCCTCGCCGATGAAGTCGAATCGATGCTTGAGGTCCTCGCGTGCTGAGTCCAGGAAGCCGTCTTGGGCCTTACCCGTCTCTTCCAGTTCCTGCCTTAGCTCCGCCAGCTGCTTACGCTGGCCACTGAGGCGGTTGAGGGCATTGGCAAAGTTCTGCAGCGGATTCACGTTGCCCAGGTTGTGCATCGCGTCCTTGGCCGCTTCGGAGATATCACCGATGCCAAAGGCCATGGACTGAGCGGCCTGGCCGGCGCTCCTGAACTGGCTTCCGGTCTGCTCGGCACGGTCGCCCAATGCCCCAACCTCGCCGGTGGCAGTGGACACGCCCTGGGTCATCTGGATGATCGCCGCCCGACCGGCCAGCGCCCCGCCCTCAACCTGCTGCATCGCCGTCTGGCCGGCTGCGCCCATTCCCCTGAAGTTCTGACCGGTCTGCAGGATCTGACCCTGCACCTGCAGCTGGGACTGCACCTGCGCCTGACGCCAGCTATCGCTGTCCGCCACGGCGGCCTGAGCCGCATCCGAGTAGGCACGAAACGCGCGGCGCACATCCTCGATACTGGCCTTGCCCTGGGACGCACCACGCTGGATGGACTCGAACGCCGCCTTGGCCGAATCGCGTGCCGCGTTCAGCGACTCCTGCGACTGGATGCCCAGCTTGGCGAAGTCGTCTGCCAGTGGGTTCAGCGCCGCCTGCATGTCGCGCAGTCGTGCGTTGAGGGCGGCGGCAGAGCGGCCGGCCGCATCGAATCCGATCTTGCCCTGGTTTCCCGCCGCCTCCAGCAGCGAACCCAGGGTCCGTGCCTCATCCAGCGTGGAGACCTTGCCCAGCGCAGCCTTGAAAGCTGCCTCGATTTGCGTGCCGGTGGCCACCGCGCTTTCGGCGACGGCGCCGAATGCGGCAATGGCGTCCCGCCCTGCCCCGGTGAAGCGGAAGCCCATGCGGTCGGCCGAGACGTTCAGCTTCTCCAGCGCGGCCAGCAGCGTGGTTTCCAGCACCGCCGCGGCATCGACGGCACCGTTGGGCAGCGCCTCGAAGGCCGACTGGGCCGATGCCTGAAACCGGGCCAGCTCTTCGCCCGAGAGGCGACGCAAGGCCTCGAGCAGCCCCTCACGAACATTCTTCTCAGCCGCGCCGCCTTGGGTGGCCACGTAGCCCAGCGCGGCACCCACCGCCTCCAGGCTGGCGGCGTCCACGAAGTTGAGCCCGGCGAACAGCTTCCCGATGGATTCGGTTGCCAGCTTGGCGTTGCCTTCAATCCCCTGCAGCTGCCCGACCACCTGCTGTGCGGCGCCGCCGATTCCATTCCTGAGCCCATCGGCCGCCTCGCGGGCGCCGCGAGTCAGCGAGGCGAATCCGGTCGACACGTCCAGCAGACGCTGGGTCACCTGCCCCAGCTGCTGCAGTTGCTCTGCGGTAGCCAGCCCGGACTTCTGCTCCATGAGCAGATAGCCTTCCTGTGCCGTCAGGTACTGTTCGAGTCCCGAAAGCCGCTTCTCGTAGGCCTGACGCTCGGCCTCGCCCATGCGCGCGACTTCATCGGTCGTTTTGATGACCACATCACGATAGTCAAAGAACGAGACCGCCTGGCGGCGAAGCTCGGTCGCCGAATCACGTACCTGGTTGATGTAGGCGCGCTGCGCCTCGCCGGCACGCTTGAGCGCAGGGTCATGCTGGCGCCAGATGTCCTGGGCAACCGTCTTGAGGACGTCCAGGCCACCCATCGCGGCCTCCAAGCCCAGCACCGCTACGGTGATCGGAACGACTTTGGGCAGGCCCCTCAGCAGTCCACCGAAGCGACCCAATCCGCGGCTGCCGCTGGCGACGGCAGCATTGTTGGCCAGCTGTGCATTGGTCGTGGCAATCAGCGAGGCACGCCAAGCGTTCAGCTGCATCAGCGCGCCCACGATCTTGAACTGGGCGTAGGCCGCGGCCATGAGCCCGATGACCCTGGCGTGGTCCACCACCCACTGGGTCGTGCCCTTGACCGCCTCGGCCATCGTGATGATGGCCTGAGCCGTCTGCTTGGCCCATCGCGACAGGCTGCCATCGGCGGCCAGTCGATCCAGGGTGGTCAGCAGTGTGGTCAGCTGCTCCTTGAAGTAGGTCAGCACGCCTTGGTCGGCAACCTCCTGCTTCCAATCCTTGAAACGATCCGTGGCAGTCTTCCAGAGTCCCGCGATGGTGCCGACCTTGGCCGCCGCCGCTGCCCCGCCGTAGGATTCGGCCAAGAGGTCCAGAATGATCGACTGGGCCTTGGCCACTTGGCCGGTCGCTTCCAGCTGCTTGATCAGGGCCTTTTGGCTGTCATCCAGCGTGAAGCCCTGCTTGCTCAGGCTCTCCATCGCCTTCGACGGGGTCTGCAGAGCCTTGCCGACAACCTCAGCGGACTGTTCCAGCGACATGCCCAGGCGCTGGGCCTGGTCAATGGTGATCTGCATGGCTGCCGGGAACTGCTCGCCGACGATGTTCGTGTAGGACAGCAAACGCACCTGGGCGGCGCTGATCTCCCCGTCGTCAAAGAGCCCGCCCTGCAGCTGCCTGCGCATTGCCGCCAGGCTCTCGGCGGTGAATTCGCTGGTGCGTCCGGTAGCCTGCAGGGCGGCTTCCAACTGGGCCAGCTCCTGTTCGGCGTCACTGCCCTCCTTCACGATGGCCTTGATGCCATCGACAACGCGGTTCAGCCCGACGAACGCGATGGCGCCAGCGGCCACGGCCTTCAACTTCCCGAACCAGCTGACGGTGCTCTCGGTGGCCGATGCCAGATCGCCGCTGCCGGCGGCGGCGTCTGCGGCGCGCTCGCGGTACTCAGCCAACGACTTCGCGGCAGCCCTGCTGGTGGTGGCCTGCTTGCGGAGAGCATCCTCCGCCTCCGAGATCTGTTGCTTGCGGCGCTTGCCTGCCTCGGCCTCGGCAGCGGTTGCGCGGGCCTGCTCGTTCAGCGCCGCGGCACTGCGCGACGCCTCCACGCGGAGGCGCTGCTGCTCATCGGCCAGGTGGGCCGTGTTTACACCCAACGAGCCCAGCTCGCCATCGGCCTTGGCAACGGCCTCCCACTGCTCGTTCAGCGCCTTCTTGAGCCGCTCGCCTTCCTTCCTCAGCTCCCGCTGCGCGGCCAGCACCTCGCGGGAGGGCTTCTCCATTTCTCCGATGCTCAGGCTCAGCGCAAGTGCAGCCGCCTGATTGGCGCCGAACTCGCTCTCCAGCTTGCC